GTTCAAGTAGCCGTAACTGGAGTCGAGGCCGTTGGGTCTATTGGCACAGTTTCTGTCGTTGGTCTTGCTAACGTCACCCTAACTGGGGTCTCGGCCACCGGGTCTATAGGCACAGTTACCGTCCAAGCCATTGGGAATGTTACACTAACTGGTGTTTCGGCTGTTGGGTCCATAGGCACGGTAACCGTCCGCGCTGCCGCTAATACCAATGTAACCGGAGTCTCAGCTACTGGGTCTATTGGGACTGTCGAAGTAGACGAGAACGAGCAGGTTAACGTCACCGGGGTCTCGGCCACCGGGTCTATCGGTACAGTAACCACGGCTGCCAAGGCTAACGTAACACCTACCGGGGTCTCAGCCACCGGGTCTATTGGGACTGCTACGGTTCAGGCTAAGGCCAATGTCACCCTTACTGGGGTCTCGGCCACTGGGTCTATCGGTACAGTCTCTACCTCCGTAGCCAAAAACGTCGCAGTTACCGGAGTCTCGGCCACTGGGTCTATTGGGACTGCTACGGTTCAGGCCAAGGCTAACACTACCGTCACCGGGGTCTCGGCTACTGGGTCCATAGGCACAGTAACCACCGGGGCCGCTGCCAATGTCTTCCCCACCGGGGTCTCGGCTTCGGGGGCTATCGGTACGGTAATCGTTGCGTTCCCTGTCCGGGTAAACGTCACCGGGGTTTCAGCTACTGGGTCTATCGGTACTGTAACTGCTTCCGCCAAGGCCAACGTCAACGTTACTGGAGTTCAGGCTACCGGCTATATCACTAGCGTGTTAGTTTGGGGTATAATCAACGACAACCAAGTGCCGAACTGGCAGACTATAGATGATTCCCAGACGGGTACTTGGGTACAGGTAAACGACGGAAACACAGTCACTTGGGTAGAGATTCCCACGTAAGGACCGGAAATGGCTAGTACCTACAGTTCCCTAAAACTTCAGTTGATGACCACGGGTGAGAACACCACCACGTGGGGCAACGTTACCAATGTAAACTTGGGTACGGCCCTTGAAGAGGCTATTACCGGGTCGGCGGATGTAACCTTTGCTAGCGCCACAGTTACCCTAGCGCTGACAGATACGAACTCCAGCCAGACGGCGCGTAACCTGCGCCTTAACCTGATTGGCACTTCGGGTGGTGCGCAGAACTTGATAGTTCCCGCCATTGAGAAGATCTACATCGTCAAGAACGGCTGCGCCGACGCAATCACCGTAAAGAACGCCAGCGGCACGGGCACTGCGGTCCCTGCTGGCAAGACCATGTGGGTCTATAATGACGGCACGAACGTCGTAGACGCGACTACTTATCTGACTTCGCTGACCCTTGGTGCGGCCCTTCCGGTGGCTAGCGGCGGTACGGGTGTTACGACTTCTACTGGGTCAGTTGCTGTCGTCCTGTCCACTAGCCCGACGCTGGTTACCCCGCTCCTCGGGACCCCCACTTCCGGTACGCTTACCAACTGCACGGGCTATACTTGGTCTAATCTCTCGGGCAAACCGTTTAACTATAGCAGCCAGTCTGGGCAGCCCACGGGTCTGTGGGGCACTAATAACGGGTCCGACTACTATGTCTGGAACCCGTCTAACTTTAACGTGAACTCCGCTACCACGGCTACTACGGCTACTACTGCCACGAACGCTACTAATGCCACGAACGCTACTAATGCCACGAACGCTACTAATGCCACGAACGCTACTAATGCGATTTACGCCACAACGGCGGGTACAGCTAATGCGCTGAGTGCTAGCACTGCCTATACTGTGGGTAGCTTGTATTCAAATGGCAACGTCACGGCTTACTCGGATGACCGCCTGAAGAACCGCCTCGGCTATATCGACGGTGCGGTTGCCAAGGTTATGTCCTTGAAGGGCTTCTATTATGAGCCGAACGATACCGCCAAGGCCATGGGTGTCGTGGATAAGCGCCAAGTGGGTCTATCGGCTCAGGACGTTCTAGCTGTACTCCCAGACGCTATCTGCACAGACCGCGATGACTACCTTATGGTTGACTACTCTCGCGTTATCCCCCTGCTGGTCGAAGCTATTAAAGAACAGCAGATTCTGATCGAAGCCCTGAGCAAGAAGGTCTATGGGTAATGGCGCTTCCTCCTAGCGGTGCTCTTAGCCTTAACGATATCAAGGGCGAGTTCGGTGGCCCGGGGTCGCCGTCGCTTAGTGATTACTATGCTGGTGGGTCTTACGTACCCTCCGGCACCAGCGGAACTTATGGCGCTGTTCCTACTGGCGGTACTATTAGCATTTCTAACTTCTACGGTACGCAGGCTGCGCTCGAAGTTGTGACTATGACTGATACGGGCGGCGGCTATGGTTATAATGACTATTTAGCTTTTGGTGCCATAACCCCTACCACTATGACTTTTGCGGGCAATTCTTTTTGTGACAGTCTATTCTATAACGGAACTCCATACGTCATGTTTGAAGTTGCATCACCGTACATTTCTAGTACTTGCTTTAATAATCTTAACATTGGCGGCAATAACTTCTCGCAGGCATCGGCAAGTTATTACACAGACGGCTCAAGCTTCACCAATTGGATATGGTATGGCGTGGGCAATCCGTTCGGTGCCGCTGCCCCAATTTTGTGTACCTTCACATGACCTATACATACCCAGAAAACCCGTCAGAAAAGATCAAAGGCACCTTTGTGGATGTCCGGGGTATCACTATTACTTTTGAAATCCCCGGGGTATTCAACCAAGACGGAAGCTGCGACCAGCCCGCGTGTGATGCAGCCGTTGTTGCGGGTATAGCGTCCTTTAACGAAATCTTACGTAAGGGAAAGCCAAATGGCATTTGATCCGGTCTCTGCTGCATTTGACGTTGGTGGTAAGCTGATTGACCGTCTGTGGCCCGATCCGGCCCAGCGCGATGCGGCTAAGCTTAAGCTTATGGAACTCCAGCAGTCTGGGGCTTTGGCCCAGCTGGCCGCTGAAACTGAGCTTTCCAAGGGCGCGGCTGATATCGTTAAGACTGAGGCGGCATCCGGCAACCTGCTTACGTCGTCGTGGCGTCCGATCACAATGCTAGTATTTGTAGTCTTGATTGTAGCCCGCTGGTTCGGCTGGGCTGCCCCTAACTTGCAACCTGCTGAGTATCTGAAGCTGTGGGATATCGTGCAGTTGGGGCTTGGCGGGTACGTAATTGGTCGGACTTTTGAAAAAACCGTTCCAAGCATAGCTGAAGCCCTTAGCAAGAAGTAACTCCCATGCCCTTTGTCAAGCTCCAGTTCCGGCCCGGTATTAACCGAGATCAGACCGACTACTCCGGTGAGGGTGGTTGGTACGAGAGCGAGAAGATACGCTTCCGCTCGGGCTACCCTGAGAAGCTTGGTGGCTGGGTGAAGGGTACTACTAATACCTTTGTCGGTGTGGCCCGCCAGATGTGGGCTTGGATCACTACCTACGCCGATGACTTCCTGTCTCTAGGGACTGAGAAGAAGGTCTACATCGAAGCTGGTGGCATTTATTACGATATCACCCCGCTACGTACCAGTGTCCCTACGCTGTCAGGCTCTGACACCAACAACTGCGTGAATACGGTATCTGGGTCTTTTAAGCTGGTTATCACCCTTGCCACTGCGCATAACGCGCTTACTGGGTCTTATGTAACCATTACCGGTGTTACGGGTGCCGTTGGTGGCGTACCTAATGCTCAGGTTAACGGCAACCATGTAATCGTTGTTACCTCTTCAACTTCGTTCTATTTCCCAGTTACGACGGCTGCTACTTCTACTGTGTCAGCGGGTGGCGGTACGTCTATTAGTATTAGCTTCGAAATCGAACCCGGTAACGCAATCCCCACGGCGGGTTACGGCTGGGGCGTTGGTGCTTGGTCACGTGACTCTTGGGGTCTCGGTTCTACTACCGGCGCGGTATATCTCCCGCAAGAAGACTGGTGGTTCAATAATATCGACAATGACCTTATTATGAATATCCGTAATGGTGCGCCCTATTACTGGGTTCGTGGTACTGACCCAGACCCCACAGCATCCCTTGCGACCCGGGCTGTTACTCTGCAAACTATTGCATCTGCGGGGGGTTTCGACCCTGACGCTGTCCCCGTTAAGATCATGCAGACCCTTGTATCTCAGCAGGATAAGCACGTCCTTGCTTTTGGTGCGGTGCCCCTTGGTAGTACAAGCACAGCGGACTTTGACCCGCTCCTTATCCGCTGGTCAGACCAAGACGAACCCGGTCAGTGGTACCCCCTTACTACAAACTCGTCTGGCTTCTTAAAGGTATCCCGTGGCTCCCGGATTGTCTGCGCCGTGCCAACCCGCCAAGAAATCTTGGTTTGGACTGATACTAACCTTTATGCGTTGCAGTTTACTGGTACTACCGACGTATTCAGTTTGCAGGAGTATGCAGACAATATTTCGATGATCTCATCCCGTGCTGCTATTAGCGCGGCAAACGTTACATACTGGATGGGACAAGATAAGTTTTATGCGTACACGGGTCGTATCGAAACGCTGGCCTGTACCCTGCGTAACCACGTATTTGAAAATCTTAATTATAACCAAGCAAATCAAATTGTTTGCGGCACTAATGAACAGTGGAATGAAGTCTGGTGGATGTACCCTGACGCGGATTCCAACTGGAATAACAAATACGTAATCTATAACTATGCGGATAAGATTTGGTACTACGGTAGTATTGAGCGTACAGCTTGGTTTGATACTCCCCTTCGGCTTTACCCGCAGGCGATGAATACTTCTATTACCCCCGTTACGGCGGCGATTACTGGGTCTATTGCTACCACTACTTTGACCGTCACGGCTGTGACTGGGACTATACAGGTCGGCATGATCCTCACTGGAAATGGTCTAACGGCGGATACCTACGTCATTGGGCAGAAGACTGGCACCACGGGTAGTACGGGTACCTATGAGATCAGCCCGTCCCAGACTGTGATTACTACGGCCATTACTGGGTCTATCGGCGCACCGGGCTATATATACAACCACGAATACGGCATCGACGATGACACCGTAGCGATGGAAAGCTACATCCAGTCCAACGACTTCGATATCGAGGACGGGGAGCAGTTCATGCTAACCAGACGCCTTATACCTGATATCGGCTTTGAGGGCTCCACGGCGACGACACCTGAGGCTACGCTTACAATCCGCCCCCGTAACTTCCCGGGCGTGGCGTTCTCAGGGGATGTGTCGGACTCCCAGCGGGTAATTGAGACTTCGGTTGGCGTGTACACGGGGCAGGTCTTTGTCCGTGCCCGGGGTCGTCAGATGGCGCTGAAGGTCAGTTCGGCTACCTTGGGGGTCCAGTGGCAGCTGGGTGCTGTCCGTCTTGATGCTCGCCCGGATGGCAAACGCTAATGGCGCTGGTAAACTTCAAACACTCCGCCCTACCCAGCCCGCCGCAGGACTACGACGCCCAGTACGTGCGACAATTAGTCCGGGTTATTGAGATTTACTTTAACCAGCTGGACTCCCAGACGCCGAATCAGGCGCAGTCTTATGCGGCTAATTACTTCTACAGCCTCAAGTCTTCTACTGTAGCCAACCTACCCCCCGCTGCCGACTACAAGGGGGCTAGGACTTTCATAACGGATGCCGCTGCGGCCCCTGTTTTCCGGGCTGTGGTTGCTGGCGGGGGTTCTATCTTTTTACCTGTTTTCTCAGATGGCGTTAACTGGCGTAACGGCTAGTGCTATAGCTACTTTGGTACTATAACAGCCGTAATGCCTTGGAACTAAGGACAACCCCCATGCACGCACTAGCCAAACATCTTGAGTCCCAAGGGCGCAACGGGGACTCTGTGCTGGTCCACATGACCCCCGGCGAAGTTGGTGGCCTCCAGACGCTTGCTCAGGCTGCGGGCGGGTCCCTGACGATTAACCCCCATACTGGCCTGCCCGAAGCCAACTGGCTCAGCAGCCTCCTGCCCATCGTTGCCGGTATTGCGGGTACTTTTATAGGTATTCCACCTATGGTAACCGCCGCTGCGGTGGGGGCAATTACAGGTATAGCCAAACACGACCTAGGAGCGGGCCTTATGGCTGGCCTTGGGGCCTATGGCGGTGCTGGTTTGGGCAGCGCTCTTAGTGGGATGGGTAGTGCTCTTGCCCCCGTTGTTGTAACCCCCATGACTGCTGCTGGCGCGGGGGCAGCCGCTGCTGGTACTGCC